TCGTCCCATGTTTCTGGTGGATCCGGTGGTAGGGCTTCAACTGTTGCAACATCAGGTTTAGTAGCTTTAGGTATATCGGTGACCTTTAGGCCTCTACGGATCATTAATGCTACATGATCTTCTGCATTAATACCACGCCCTAATCTATTATAATCTGGTTCCTCTGAAAAGAAAGGATAGTTATAGAATGGATCTTTAAAACCTTTAGTTTCAACACCATCAGGTTCTTGTTCCCATGCCGTTTCTGCAGGCCAGCCCGATACAGTACCGAGTACAATAGGATCTTGCATAAAATCATCATTAAATGCTAGTACAACCCATGACCCTTCTACTAGGAATTGTGTATGACCTAAACCAGATACAGATGGTGATGTTGTTGGAAGCATCACCGTAGCCCATGGTAAGGACTCAGTTGGTATTTCAGATAAATTAGGTGAATGTTTTCCTAATATACGCACTCTTACACGACCCATTTCTAATGGATCCATTCTATCTTCTACTACACCTAACTCAACTTGCATGCTCAACACCTATAAAATCTCTAATTAATTCAAGTGACATTGAATATGTTGTTTTATCAAAATTATGAGAAATGGCAGATATTAAATATTTGCCGGATGATACCATATCTTCAGGTAGATTTTCTAAAGGAGGTACATTTTGTTGTATTTTAACATCTAAACAATCACCGCATTCTATTTCCTTAATAGGATCAACAAGTACAGATAATCGTGCAACATTCATTCTATTAATAAACGATGATCTAGACATTAATGATGTAGTATTGATTGTATTATAGTTAGACATTATCCCATCAGCTTCGAATGATACATTATTTGTTCTAGATACAAAATGTCTAGAGTTAGATAATTCATCTAATGGTTTATCATCTATTTTATATTCTTTAGATATTAATTCATTCTTTATTTTAGCAGAATCTGTATACTTGAAAGTGGTTGTGGAAACAGTTTTATTTGATATATCAATAACAGTAGTATTAGATGCATAGGCGCCTTTAGATAGAATAGAAAGGGTATCGTATGCAGTTTCTTGTTTAATAGATGTTACATGATTTCTATGATCTGCTAATCCCCTAGTAGTTGAACCATCCTTTCCTGTATTAGATATTAAATGAGAATCATGTATAGTAGCCTTAGTATCTTTAGATATCATTGAATTAAAAGATATTAACTTAGTAGTAGACCCCGAATTTAATGTATCAAATAAGAATAATGGTGATTTCTCATTATTAAATGCTTTATCTAATATCTTATCAATAGCCTGGTAAGGTTTAATAAAAGGAAATACTATATTATAAGATGATGACCCTTTATCATATATTTCTACTTCTCTATTTAAGTAACTTTTATATATTGTTTTAATAATATCAGAAGTAATACCTCTAAAAGATCTTGAAAATGTTTTAGTAGAATTAAGGAATTCTTTTTCTGTTACTAATTTAAATCTTATAGAAGAGATGTTTCTTGCTACTTTTTCTATAGAATATACATCAGTTATACGGAAATTAAGAACACGATCAATATCATCTTTAGTAAATTCTATCTGAACTGTTTCTTGTCCTATTAAAGGTACACGATTAACTAGTCCCGAATCATCATACATAATCATATCACCTCTTAGAAAGAACTGATCAATAGCTTCAAATATAGTAAGTTTTGTTACATTATCTGTAACATCATATATATTAGAGGTATGTGACTTTATTGTAACTTTGAAATTAGAATAACTACCTATTAGGGCATCCATAATCTTTAATAACCTTCTTCAACATGGGATCTATATATTGGCATTAATTCTCTAAAATTTAGTGTCATATCAACTCTTACAGGTTCATCGTTTTCTTTAAAAAATGAATTAGAATCCTTATTATATACAACATTACATGATTGAAGAGCTACTTCTGGCATCTTAGGAAATTCTGCATTAATAAATTCTATATCAAATACTTCAGGGAAATTCAAAGTAAATGTTCCTTTTGCTGGGTACATTGACTTTCGAAAATTTCTTATAATATCTTTAACAACTAAGGACTCTTCTCTAGACTCAGGTATAAAGGCCCATGAAAAAGACCATTCTCTAAGACCTACACCTTTAAATGTAATGAAAGGATTTTCTCGTAATACAACTTGGGTTTTTTTAGTTAATTCGTCTAATCCCCCTGCGATTACAGTACCTGCTATACCACCAGCTGCTAATCCTGCATTTTTAGCTATTACAGCTCCCACGGCTACTTTACCAGCAGGAGTGGAAATAAGTGCAGAACCTCCGTCCATTATGTCCTTAGCACCTGCTTTCAATCCTTCTAATGATAAATCAAATTTATTATCAGAGTCTAAAATAGATCCTATAACACCACCTGATCTTTCTTCATATTGTATGTTATCATTAAAAGAAACACCAGGAACAACATGAAGAGCTATATGATATCCTAAGTCTTTAATTATACTATCATCACTTTTACCGTAAGTAGCTTTATGTGAACTAAACATTATAGCGGGAGAAGTAGACTTACCTATATTTAATGGATACCTTAGTATTTTAGGAGCTGTTATAGTCATTGGCTCTAGAACTGCGATTGGCATATATGTTACCTTATAAATATGTTTATTATTACTTATTTATATATTTATAATGAAAACCTACAAGGGTAAATACAAACCTAAAAATCTAAAAAAATATAAAGGTGACTATACCTCAATAACATATAGATCCCTTTGGGAAAGACAAACCTTTCGTTGGATTGAAGATCAACCCCATATAGTAGAATGGAACTCAGAAGAAGTTATAATACCTTATAGATGTCAAACAGATGGTAAGATGCATCGTTACTTCATTGATGTATACTTTAAGACTAAAGGTGGTAAGAAATACCTAATAGAGATTAAACCTGATAAACAAACAAGACCACCAACAGGGTCTAGAAGAACTAAACGGTTTATATCTGAGTCATTAACCTATGTAAAGAACCAATGTAAATGGGAGGCTGCTACTAAGTTCGCTGAACAGAATGGCTGTACCTTTGAGATATGGACTGAACATAAACTAGAAGGCCTTGGTATTAAATTACTCAGGTCACAATTACCAAAGACTAAACAACCGAAGAAGAAGTAACTGGTGTACTCACTTTCCGCGGACACTAATAATATTATAACACATATACAAAGAAAAGTCAAGTAAAATATATAAATAAAGATATGGCAGAAAATAAGAAATCATTGTTCGATACATTAGAAAAAGAGGCATTTAGATCAGGTATTCAAGCAAGAACTACGGATTCCTCTAAATGGTTTAGATCTAAAGTACAGGAATTAGGAGCACAAAATCCACAAAAAGTATTAAAGGATTCCGCCCTAATACAGAAAAGGGGATTCAGAACAGGATCTATGTATATGTTTTTTTATGATCCTAAGCATCGTAAGACATTGCCGTATTATGATGCCTTTCCTTTAATCATTGCAGTAGAGAGAGCTAAAGGTGGATTCTATGGATTGAATCTACATTACTTACCTCCTGTATTAAGGGCTAAGTTTTTAGATAAGTTAATGGAAAATACTAATAATCGAAAGTTTGATGAAACAACAAGGATGAAGATTAATTATCAGATATTAAAGTCTGTTGGTAAATTAAAAGAGTTTGCTCCGTGTTTTAAGCATTATTTAACAGGGCATGTTAATTCAAATATTGCAATGGTAGAAGCACCTGAATGGGAAATAGCAATATTCCTTAAAACAGAATCATTTAAAAAGAAATCAAAATCCCATGTATGGGGTCAATCTAGAAGGTCTTACTAATGTTACCAGCTAATGTAGATACATTAAAATCAACTATTAATAGACGTGGTGGTTTAGCAATTGCTAATAAATTTGCCATATATATGAATAATCCTGCAGGCCAGAATATACTTACAGGGGGTGCTGGTGGTATAGGTGCTACTATAGGTTCTCTAGCAACAAAAGGTCTTCAATCATTAGCAACAGGATCTTCTTTTTCTCCTACTGCATTTCTTAATGATCCAAGAGATATGTATCTTCTAGCAGAATCATGCACATTACCCGGCCGATCATTTATGACTTCTGATCGTAGAACCGGTATAAAAACAACTAAAGTAGCATATGGTGTAGATACATCAGCCGTTAAGTTTACATTTTTACTTACTAATGATTACTATATCTGGAAATATTTTAAGTCATGGATGGATTTCATAGTACCACCATCGGATGATATAAATGAATTAAAACTTAATTATAAGAATAGTTACTCTACTGATATACAAATACAACAGATGGCATCAGGGGATTTTATACCATCATATTCTATATCATTAAAAAATGCATACCCTATAGCTATAGATTCAGTAGAATTATCTAACACATCCTCTGATTATTTAAGATGTACAGTATCTATGGCATATGATAATTGGGAAGAACAAGGCTTATTAGATGCAGCATTAGGAACAGCTGGTAATTTAATAGGAAATATATTTTAATAATAAGTGAAACAGGTGAATTGAATCATGGCATTACCACAAATAGCAGTACCTAAATATAATTTAACAATACCATCAACTCAAGTTGAAGTAGAGTTTAGACCTTATCTAGTAGGTGAAGAAAAGATATTAATGATTGCAGCAGAATCCGAGTCGGAAACTGTTATGATGAAAGCAGTAGTTGATATTATTAAAAGATGTGTTACACAGGATATTAACCCTAAGAAACTAAAGTTATATGATATTGAGTATATCTTTACACAGATGAAAGCAAAGTCCGTGGGTGAGACGAGTGAAGTTGTTATTAAATGTGAGAAATGTCAGGAATCTAATACCATACCATTAAATGTTGATAAAGATGTCTCTGTAACTAATCTTAAAACTAAAAAATCACATTTTAAAATTCAGTTAACTGAAAATGTAGGAATTGTATTAAAGCATCTATCAATGGAAGACTCCTTAGTCGAGGATACAAGTGAGTCCCAGACTAATCAGATATTTAATAAGATTATACAATGTATTGATTATGTATATGAGGGTGATACTGTATATAATATACAAGATGAGGGTATTAAGGAAATGTATTCCTTTATAGAAGGTTTGAATTCTGAGCAGTTTAAACTGTTGTCTAATTTTATTGAAAATATGCCTCGTCTAGAGTTAAATTCTAAGTTTAAATGTTCTAAATGTGAAAAAATTAATAAAGTTAAGTTAGTGGGTATAGACAATTTTTTCTAATAGCCCTTTCTCATACTAGTTTAACTAATTATTATAAAACTAATTTTACAATGAGTAGACATTACCATTACTCATTGTTTGAATTAGAAAATATGATACCTTGGGAAAGGGAAGTATATGTGGCGCTCTTAATACAGGATATAAAAGAAGAAAATGAAAGAATTAAAAGTCAGAATAGATAAAAGGAATCCTAAAAAATGGCAAGCGAAATAGTAAAATCCCAAGACAGTTTAGGGTTAAGATTAATCAATACTCAGGCAACACTAGGGATGGTAGGTGATGCTTTAAATAACAATAGTAAAAGTCATGAAAAGTCAACATCTTCGTTAGTAAAAGTTGTATCTTCGTTAGGATCTAATAAAAATAAATACACTCCTATTACTATAGAACTAAGACGTATTGCCTCAACCTTAGGATTTATGTCCGAGAAGCAGTTACCTTTAATAACAGAGTTCTTAGCTAAGAGTTTTGAAGAAAGAATGCGTGCGTATGATCTAGAGGAGAGTGCATTTAAAAGAAAGAAGTCTACGGATAAAGCAGCTGCTCGAATGAGAAAAGAGAATGAAAATGAAACCTCTGACACCCTTGAAGATAACAACGACCCCCAGTCAGATAGAGAAGTTAAATCAGAATTAGGTATATTCGGTAGACTAAAAGCAGGATTGTTAGCTGGCCTTATGATGTTCAAAGGATTAGCAGTAAACGTATTAAAGCTATTTGGTAAAGCTGGTGTGGTCGGTGCTATTGTTCTTCTTGTAAAGGGGTTATATGATAAATTCCAAGCAGGTGAGTTTGACACACAACTGAAAGCTCTTGGGGTGAAGTGGGACAGTTTGATGATAACTTTAACACCTATTATAGAAGCTGTTTCTACTATTTTCTCTACTGTTGGTGATCACTTAACTACCTTTATTGGAGATGCTTTAATATCAGTTGCTTCTGGTATTATGGATGTTGTAGGAGGTCTTGGTAAACTATTACACGGTGATCTATCTGGTGGTCTTAAACAAATGATCATAGGTGAAGAGGGTAAAGGTGGTATCATTACTATGCTGGGTAATGTAGTTCTTGATGCATTCTCTGCTCTTGGTGGTATATTAGACGATCTAGGTATTACAGAAGCTTTTAATACTTGGTTAAAAGGTATTATAAGACCTATGTTACCCGAAAGAGATAGTATATTAGCATGGGCTGTACCTGAAGCATTATATGAATATGTTGATGCCCCTCCTGCTGTTGTTCAGTCTAAACAAGATAAAGCAATACAGAATGATGCTGAATCACTTATGGAAACACCCACGAAGTCATCAGTTAGAGTGAAGAAATTCCGGACTAAGCAGGAAGTCCTTCAGAAGAAGTATCTTGGTGTTACTATGTCCAAACCTCCCCAAGAGGCACCTGCTATGACTGCTACTACAAATAATGCACAGATTAAACAAGATGCTGAGAACTTAAAAGAACAAAATAAAGCAATACAGGTTAATGCACCACAAGTTATGACTGATAATTCATCTACACATAATACAACTAATGTATCTACTGCTCCACCCGCAAGAGCTTTAGGTAATGGTGATACTAGATTTTTAGGTACAGTTAATTAAAGGATAATATACAATGGAAATATTCAGTAAGTATGATATAGATAATGATGGTAAATTAACTAAGACAGAAGTTGATCGCCGTGAACGTATAATGAATATCGAACTTAAAGAAGAGAAACTTGAATCACAAAAGAAAATGGCATGGATGTCTATGTTTGGTATGATTGCATTCACCGGTATACTGTTTACGCCATTAGTATCAGTAGAACGTGTTGATGCATTAGGTGATCTACTTGGTCTATTCTATATGGGTCAAGCCTCTGTTGTTGGTGCTTATATGGGCTTCACTGCCTACATGAACCGATAAGCATAAAAAAGGGGTCAATTAAGACCCCTTCTGATGTACTACAGCAGTACTACAGTACTTTAACCCTCTTGGGCTAACTTAGCAAAGTATGATAATGTATCATCCGTATTGGATGTCTCTACAGGAGCAGGTGCCTCTGTAGGTGTTGAAGCAGGTGCCGCAACCTCATCCAACTCAACCGACTCTGCTGTATTTCTTGGAACAGTAGTTCCTAATACACGTGCCAATTTAGTTTTTAACTCATCATAGGTTTTATATTGTGACTCACCATTAAACTCCTGTAAATTGTATAAAGAGTTATAAACTCCTTCTAGTTTAGTATCATCACCACCTAAGAATTCAGATACATCACCGAACTCAGAGCGATCATAATTACGATAACCCTCAACTTTACGAATCTTTAATTTAAAATCAGCACCACTCCAGAAATCAAAAGGGTTAACTGGTACATCATCAGGAAACTCAGGCTGCATTGCCTCTGTTAACTTGTCAAAGATCTTCTTACCATATACATACATAAAAGTTTTACCTTCATTAGCAGGATTTGCTGAATCAGATACAACATAGATGTTAGACACATAATGAAGACGGCGTTTACGTTGACGGACTAACTCTTTATCAGAATCAAGGCCAGAGTTCCATAAAACTGTATTCATCTCAGATAAAGGATCTTGCTTACCAATAGATGTAAGTGAACGCTCGATATACCATAAGCCACCAGGTCCTTGGAATCCGTGATCCCAATAACGTACCCAAGGCACATCTTCACCTTCTGCAGCAGGTAAGAAACGAAATACTGCATAACCATTACCTGATTTATCTACAGTAGGTTTCCAGTACTTATCGGCATCCTTATCCCAATCATTATTTTTATTACCAGATACTGACTCAGCTGCTTTAACTAAACCATCAATCTGTGCTTTTCTATTCTTTTTCATTGCTGAAAATGACATATACTTCTCCTTTCGTATTTAAATTATATTACAATGTGTGTCAAATTTTAAAGAAGATAAGACGAACTTCTATTTCTATACTATGTATTATACACTATTCTATACTAAATGTCAAGTACTAAGTTTTCCATGTGGAATGTACCACCACCACCTTTAAGATCTGGGAATTTAATATGAGCTAATTCAGATGATATAATATCATTAATGATACCTAGATCAGTAGTTTTAAACTGATGCTCATCATACTTAACACGAACCTTAGTTCCTATCCCAACTTTCCATTTCTCAAAAAATTCCCTATATATCTCTATACGCTCTTTCTCTCTTGCTATTCTCTCTTTATCGTTGTGCATACCTGGTATATTCATAATAGTCTACTCGAATGTGTTTAAAACCACATCTTTATATTTATTAATATTAGGAATTGGCATTAGATCTGAGTAACGTTTTACTCTATGAGCTAATGTCCTGTATACATTAAAATCCTTATATTCCTTTTCTGACGCTTCAACAAATCCTGTAAGTTTATTTAAGATAACAATAGACTCAAGTGCAGGTGATGTTTCCTTTAAAATAGGAGGTATTCTGATCTTTTTACCATATTTAGATTGAGGACCATCATCTTCACATCTCAACCAAACATCTAGGGAGGCATCAATCTCAGACAATCTAAACATATCCTCTTTGAATGTATATAGTAAGGACTCACGAACCTTATTATGTTTATCATAGTTAATTGAGGTCATATCACCAACCCAATTAATACCTTCTAAGAAGTTATAAGCATAGAACTCTTTAACATTGTTAGTATGGTGCTTAATAGCATAGTTATACTTAAACCTATCTTTACGCTTAATAAAGGCCTTAGGTGTTACCATAGTTTTAAAGTTATACCGAACTGCGTTATAATCAGAGTCAGGATCAAAATGTAACTTGAGAGCCTGATACATTCTAAAGGATTCGTATACGGCTTTAGTTGTAAAGGGTGACTGCTCAGGTTTGTTATATGCATAATTAGTATTCATATCGGTAACTTATTACCTGCTGATTGGATTAATCTTAGATTAGAAGCATATGCCTCAAGCTTATACTTTAATGGTTTAGACATATACTTAGATGCATCAGAGGGATCAATATTATTGTTCTCACATATCATTAGAATAGCATCCATTAAATCCCCACCATTCGTAACAACTAATTTCTCTACTTGTTGTGTAAACTTCTTCTGATTGATTTGTTTTGATTTAAGTTCTGCTTCAATTTCAATAGTCATCAGTATACCTTTAAGATAATAGTAGAATCATTCAGTCTACCTGATCCTTTGGTTAATACAGTTTTAGCCATAGATTTAAACTTCTTAATCCATTGCCCTTTACGTGATTTAGAAATATCATTTAATTGATCTTCTGGCTTTCTTAATCGTCTTTGCTCAGTAGAATCAAATCCTTTTAATGAAGTACCCTTTACAGTCATTCCTCCATCTGATGTATAATAACTCAACATTTTAGTAGATGTGTTATACAACCAAACCTCTTTAGCATCAACTAATTTCTCAGGATCAACAGATTTAAGTTTAAGTTCAGGGAAAACCTTAGCATACTTTACTTTCGAAACAACTTTAGATGCAGGTACTACTTTCTTTTTACGAGTAGGTGTTACAGCTACTTTATACTTCTCTAATGAATCAATCATTACATCAAAGAACTTAATAACCTTATTCTTCTGCTGAGTAGTGTATGTAGAGTAACCTTCCTTCATAATAGGAACAGTCTTAGATAGAACATATTCATTACGAACACCGGATGCCCATACTACAAGCCCCTGAATATAGGATGCTTTAACCGATGCATCAGCTAGATACTTTTCTGTATTGAACTTCATCTTATAATCAGACACAATAAAGTTCTCAAACGCATCATCTAATCCAGTGATATATTCATTAAGTTTAATAGCAGTTCTTTCTTGAATAGAGATAACTTTCTTATTAATAACAGGTGTCACAACTTTAGTATCTAATCGTTGTACCCAAGTATTCATCCATTCTTTAAGTTTATCATCAGCAAGATCTCTAGCAATAAGACGAGCAACAGCACCTGCTGTTTGTTGTGATACAGAGGATGTTAATACCTTATCTGATTTAATGTTTTTAAGATATGTATTAAGGTATTTAACAATAGTCTTAGAATCAGACATAGTGTTATACCAGTTTAATACTCCAATTAACTCAGGCTGTGTATAATCAGCACTTAACTCAGGTTCAATTAAGTCTGTTGCCCATTTAGCTCTTACTTTTGTTTTACTCATAATATAGATTCCTCAATAAACTAACTTATACATACATTATACTATATATAACATCAGATGTCAAGCTCATTAATACATTCTAATATATAGTCAACATTATCTTGTACTAATAAGACCATACCACTCACGAGGCCAATCTCTACGCCAACAATATCCTCAGTAATATCTTTATGCTTTAAATAGCATATTTGGTGTGGATTGATATATACACTTATATTCGAATCACCACCACCGTCTCTTTGAAACTCAATTATCTCAATCAATTTTAATTTATTATTCATAATATTTATTCCTCAAGTACTGATTTGATTTTACCACATACTACCTCTTCAGCTGTATAACGAAGTGCTTTAAAGATAATAACATTCTCTGATTTAAAGCTCCTCCATCCCTCAGCATTGATATCCCATACAGATATAGTAGTTTGGTCTTTAATCTCTTTACCTGTGCCCTTAGGTCTATTACCTTCCGGAATAGCACCAAGGTCTGTAGTACAGGTCATAACACGTTCATCACCATTAATCTTAGTAAATGTAACTTCACATAGACCTTGTGACAACTCATATCTCATAGAGTCACGGTGAGTTCTTAATGCAGTTGGTTCCATTTCATTCTCCTTTATCTCTGTATCAAGCCCGAAGTTCCATCGGGGATCATAGATATCAATTGTTTTATATATTTCATCTTGGAGTGGTACACCTTTAGACATTAATGACCTCCAGGACCCATTATATATTCATCAGCAATTTCATCAGCAGTTGTATAAAACATATACTGCATAGAATCATACCGAAGTGTGCCATACTTTTTAATAAAATCTTCTTTAGATAGATCAATAAACTCTTGACCCATCACCTCTTCTTTTGTTGCTACTCGAACTTTATTCATCTCTACCCTCCTCATAAGCATCCATAATAGAAATTTCTTCAGTTAGTTCATTATGATCATTAGTACCATCAAATGATATATGTGCATCATCATTAAAATCAGCATAAGCTGCCAGATTATCAATATCCTTTTCTGACATCTCATGCTTTTGTTTACGTTTAAGTGCTGCAGAAGCTTTAATAGCTTTACTCTTTAAGTTCTTTTTCATGTTATTCTTTTCAGCAATTTCTTTAATAACATTATAACGTTCATCAATCGGTTTCATATTAGGCATCCTCTATAATTTCTAAGTTAGCGAAGTGGTATGTTGATACATTACCATTATTTAATCTTACTTTAACTAAATAGTCATCTTCCTCTAGTACAACTCCTTCCATATTATAGTTTGAATCTGATTTTGGTGTAACTTTAACCAAGGCACCAATGTTACCATTACCTAAGTCTTCTTCGTCCATATCAAACTCTTCATTCGACACAGTTACCTCTTCACCAATAGCACAACCCATATAAAGTTCCTGATTAGTAATACTTACAATTCTTCTCATTAAATAATGAATTGTTCTATATAGTACTCTAATATAAAAGAACTCCAACTTTAGATACATTCTAAACAAAAACATTTCCATTCAATCTCCTCTTATTTATTAAGTATAACGTATTATAACAAAAATAGACATCCATGTCAAGAACTCATTTCAACTCATTACTCAGGACTTTGGTTCTGCTCAGCATTAGCATTAGCATCAAACTTAGTGTAAAGTTCCATGAAAGTATTCTTAGTATCTTCATCGAAACGTGAAATAGCTAAATCAATTGACTTCATACGATCTTCAAAGATAGCATATGTCTGAACAATATGACCTAAACGGCGGGTCGAAATAACATCATCAACACCATCATCATAAAACGTTTTACGGATACCATCAGCCCATGACACTAACAATTTAGCAAACTCTGAATCAACTTTACCAAATGCTTTCATGTGGTTCATTAAGATCTTTTCTTCAGTAACAACAGGAGCAAATGGCTGTTCAATGGTGATAGTAAATCTCTCTAAGAACGCTTCATCAATAATTGTAGCCGCCGAGAACTTACCTGACTCAGAACCCTGACCTTTTGTATTGGCAGTAGCAATAACGTTAAAACCAGGCTTAGGTTCAATCAACTCACCTGTCTTTTTAATAACAATTGGCTTACCTTCTAGAACACCTTGAAGTGCCATAATCTTATTAGAACCGCGGTCAATCTCATCAATTAACAAAATTGCACCAAGTTCCATCGCTTTAACAACAGGACCTTTCTCAAAAACAGTCTCACCTTCAACAAGACGGAAACCACCAATTAAATCATCTTGATCTGTTTCTGGTGAAATCTGAACACGAATGAATTCACGTTTAGCATTAGCAGCTGCTTGTTCAACCATCATCGTCTTACCGTTACCAGAAAGACCAGTAACAAAGATGGGGTAAAAGAACTCTGATTTAATGATCTTTAATACATCTTTATAAGCTCCCCATTTGACAAAATTAGGATCAACTTGAGGGATATATGAAGGAACAAAAGCATCAACAAGAACAGTCTTTCTTACTTCACGGACAATGGTCTTTTCAACAGACGGTACCTCTGTTTGCACTTTCGGTGTTCTAAGAGGAACTATGACACCTGTAATGTCATATGTACCACGATCAACAGCATTTAACATCTTAAACATAGCTCCTGCCAATCCAGTTCCTGTGACAGTCTCAGACGCTTTATTAAGCTCTTTACGAGAATAAACAGTCTTCTCTGGGTTATTAGACAATAAATAGTCAACAACTTTCTCAATCTTTCTCATATTATATAAACCTCTTCAATTAATTAACTTTCACATACATTATAACAAAAATAGACATCCATGTCAAGAACTCATTTCATTTAATTGTAAATTTCTTGTGCCTCTGAACGATAAGCCTTTTCTAATGCAATCACTTCAAGTGCCATTGATTCAACAGCAAGACAGAATGCATCAGGTCTTCTTTGATACAATTTCTTAGAAACTAACTCATCATATGCGGCTGATAAATCTGCTACTGGAATAGGGAATTTCAATTTACGTGCTCTATTACGTTTGATTACTAGTAAAATAATCTCTTTCTTCATATACATATTATATAAACCTCTTCAATTAACTAACTTACACATACATTATAACAAATCTTTATTGTAATGTCAACAACTCATTTCATTTATTTTCAACTAAATTAGTCTTACCCTTAACAACTTTAACAGTATTGTCTTGTATAAAGGTGTATTTGTCATCCCATTGATATCCACATTTCTTGTAATCGTTCCATGACATACACTTGATCTTACCTGTTAACTTATCGTTTTCATCTCTTAATGGTATAGATATCATACCTGATTCTGTAATCATTTTATTTTCACCTCTGCATCTGTTTCAATCCACACTTTAGCACCACAGGGTAACGGTTTATCAGGTCTATAAACTACTCTAGAAGGCCCTAATATCTCAACCTCGTGCGCATAGTCGTTCGATTTATATGTTTTAACAGTAATGACTGGCTCACGTTCGCCTGTCTTTGCATTACGCTTAATTGTATGTTGATTAACATGAATCTTCTTTTTCATAATTCAAACCAATGGTAAATACTTAAAAAATCTATTAATAGAAACCCTAAGGCTTGTACCCAAAGAGCTGTTTCGTGTTCCTTTACAAAGATCCATATTAAAGTTATATGACCAATCATAAAAGCAACAAATCCCCATTTAGACTCATTGATATGGAGGGCTATTACAATACCACCCCCCACTAAAAGAAATGTAGATAACCATTTCAAACCTTTCATGATTACGCCACTAACTTAGCAAATTCTTGAGCAATCAACTTATTCATTTTCTTGTTCTTTTGGAACTTCTTAAAGTCACGTTTGATTGAGTTCATTCTTTTACGATCAGTAGCCTCTGTAGAAATGTTGGCATCCGAGTCAGCAGACGCTACAAATTCATCATCAAGTGCTTGAAGTCTTTTGTCATGAACAGTAATGAATGAATCATAACCACCATAGTTAGAATATACTACATAACCATTTGATCCTACTGATTTTCTACGGTCTGTTAGGAAGAATCCAATTACATTATATTTCTTACTCAATGAACTCAATAGTATTTTCTTAGCTTGCATTCTTCTTTGATCAGAATAGACATATCTGTTATGCTCTTCTGTTAACTCAATCTTAGTCTGACCTTCAATATCCCAAACAATGTTATTATTCCATTGATCAAGTTTTGATGATAATCTCATATCTTGTGCATCACCATCTGTTAAGAACACAACATTCATTTTCTCAGTACGGTTTCTTTTAACAAAGTCTGCCGCCATGATGTGTGCTAATGAAATTGTTTCATTTAATGGTGTTCCACCTAACTGAAAGGCAGGCTCAATAAACGGATAACGATTCTCTCCACACCAACCTGAGAACATAGCTCTTTCAAACATTGTGTGCATTTTAGATTTAGACCATTTAGAATCGGCAATCTTTACTAACTTAACTGCCCAATCTTTATAATCATTCTTATTAGAATCACTTTTATCGGAGTCCGGATTATATACGTCACGGTACATCCTAGCGTTAGTAGTGAATCCGTATAATTCAAAAGGAATACCAACACGTTTAGCAAACATAGAAAGGATCACTGATTGCTTTAAGGTTTCATACAGTCTGTGACTCATTGATGATGAATAATCAATATACATCAATAAACCGTGATTCTTAGCATCAGGAACAGTCATTACAGACTTAAAGATATGATCATCTAACTTGTATTGCCATAATTTATTAACATCGATTGAACCTGAAGTAGACTCTCTGATTTTCTTAGATTCCATTGCTGACTTACGAAGTTCAAACTGCTGAACCATAGCATTAACAGCAGGCTTGACATCTTTAACAAATGAAGTATACTCACCTTCAAAACGTAACTTCACTTCATCGAAATCGTGCCATCCGGAATATTTGTCCCTGACTATCTCTGCAGACTTCTCTAAGTCTTTATCAGAGTAGATAAATTCATTATATATCTGATCCCTTGTTACTCTAATAAGCGTTGTATTCTCATCCAAATGAACTAATTTAGACTCATTTGCTCTCATTGAACGATCAGTGTCAGAAGTATAATCAGTATCATCAATGTCTTCTTCTAGTTCTTCTTCTTCTAATTCTTCTTCTCCAAGTCCATTAGTAGAAGTATCATCATTTGCATCCTCTTCTTGCTGAGCAGACACAGATGTTTGCTCTTCATTATCTGTAGTTTGCTCTTCTGGCTGCTCTTCATTTGACTCTTCTTGTTCTTCTGAATCTTGTTCACCTGAGGACGAAACTTGTTCTTGAAGCTGTTCTTCTTCTTCTTGCTGTTGTTCTTTAATAAATGCCATAACTTCTCTTGAAACAGCAATAGTGTCTTCAAAAGTCTGTACTGCATTAACCTTTTCAGACATTAATGTTTCTTTAAAAGAGAAGTCAATATCAACTAATGTATTCAGCTTAGATTTAAGGTTTAGTCTATCTAAGTACTTTAATGTATTCAGATCCTTATCTTTAATAGAAAAGAAATCCTCAGTCATTAGTTTCTTATAACCTTTAAGAAAGTCATTAACCAGTCCAGGATAAAACTCACGGACTTTACGTTCAATACGAACATCTTCTACAATGTTAATAATATCAAAAGGAATGTCTGCTAACTCTGCTTTCTTTTCTTCATGAGAGAAGAAATCCGGTGTATAAAGAGCATGTCCAATCTCATGTCCAATAAACAGAGTAGCTGCCTCATTGTACTTTTCTTTTAAGATAGGAAGTCTAACAACACGATTAACAGGATCAAAAGAAGCTGTTTTGAAGTTTCCTTCAACAACCTCTAAATCCTCACGTGCCATTAACTTGGAAAGTAACGCTTTATTCATAATATATACACCTCTTTCAATTGACTATAACTAATTATAACAAATTACAGTATCTTTGTCAACCCTTATTTCGTGAAAGGGTCAAATGAAATCAACATATCTGATTTCGACTTCGCTTTAATCTTACTGTCCCATTGTATCTCAAACACATTAGAAACTGAATCTTTAAAACGATCCTTAAACAAAGCAGGGTCTGAATGTTTAACAACTAAGTACTTCTCACGAGCATTAACTTTTTTATCATTTTTTAACAATCTATCTACTTTTTGTTGTAACAAAATAGTCCATGAAACTGTCTTAACTGATCTATACGCAGTACGGTAATATGTGGTAAAATCAGCACTTTCTTTATCNTTTACCGAAACTATGTATGTCGAATTAACATTACTATCTTTTAACGGTGCATTAACTAATTTAAAATACTGATGATCATAAACTTCTCTAGTAAACGCTGCATTAAAATTAGCAACTATTCTATAATCCTTATTATACTTTTGATGTATCTTTGGTGATCTTTGAGGGCGAATTACATTAACATCATTACTTTCCATCCATTTTGCAACTGCTGCATCATGTGCTTGCTTCGCTAACATATCCATAATAACTCCATAATATAATTGATTTGATTGGTGTGGTCTCAATATCCCCGACCACAATTACAGTATAACAAATCCCTACCGTAATGTCAAGAACTCATTTGCTTTTTTTTCATTTTTTTTCAATAATAGTAACATATTTGCATGAAACGCGATCCCACTCAGACGGTGAAACATCATTTAATCTACGCTTTACAGTAGGCTTTACAGGCTCTGTGGTGCTCTTTACAGGACTTTTTACAGGTGACAACTTAACTACATTAGACATTATATTATATCTCCCAATGAGTAGAATGAACAAGAACAAGTTCATCTGCTATATCATCTGCAGATTGAACATATAAGGTGGTTATGGGTTGAAGTGGTTCTGTACAGAATTTGTACACTTTATAGAGTATAATCACGAATGAAAGTATCAACAAACAGGACATTATCAACATAAGAACCTCATAATTTAGAAAAGAAACTCAATAACCCTAACCACAACTATAGTATAACAAATTACTACCTTCATGTCAACACTTATTTTCATTTATTTTCAAATTAAATGAAATATTCTTCTGATGGTTGTGGTAAAGTATCAGTTAGAGGCTTTGGAATGCCTGTAATTCTCTGGTATACACCACTCCAGTTATATACCCTATATGCTGGACCTAAATAACCTTTATTGTGTGTATGTGCCATTAGGATCGCGTCTAAGCCCATTGACGCACCGATATCAGCATTAGCAGGCTTATCCTCTATCCAAAAGAGATTCGTGTCCCTATACGCTTCTAAAACCTTATCTTTATCAGCACCTGTATCAAGATATATGAATTTCTCAAATGCTGTGTTACCGAAGAGGTTTCTGATGTTTTTAGTTCGAAGTGCTTGAGCGTGCTCATCAGATGATAATGATGTTATTAAGTGGAAGACATAACCGTGTTCTTCATGTAACTTCTTAACATATTTAATAGCATCTCTTA